CCTATCTCTTAAATTCATTAAGTTAGTACCACCTTGCTGTCTATCATCCACATCAACAACTCGTCTCTTTCCATCCTTGTCAACCTTTACGATTGCTTGGGTAGAAAAGAGTTTAGTTAATCGATTAAAAAATGAACTGTTTTGTTCTTCTGCCATTTTGTTTCTTTATTTTATAACCTTTATTTATTTACCACGCTTTACAACTCCAATATCTAGCTCCAGTTCTTGGACCAGGATTATCGCAGTTGTGTCTTGCTCTAAATGATGCTCTTCTTTCTGGATTATCTTTCTTAATCCTCATAGTTTCTTCACCTGCTTTTTTAGCTGATGTTCCACCATGTCCGAAGTTTACCTTTACAACATTTCCCTTTGGATTTTTAACATACACTTTGAACTTCTTTACATCACCTCTCATAGGTTTGTTGAGTTTTACCTCTCTACCTTGATATTCAGCTTCTGTAATATCCTCTTTCATATTTTTTAGAAAGTGAATAAATTCCTTCAAATCTTCATAGTTTTCAACATCGTATTCTTCGATGTTTTCATCTATTGATAATTTAAATTCGTTATAAAGTTCTTCAGAATAATTTTCCATGTTTTAATCCTTATAATTAACTTATACTATATAAATATCAAAAATTAAATTTACAACCATTTAGTTAAGTCCTCAAATCCATCACCAATATTCATTTGCCAAGGATTTTCATCATTATCATTTCCACCATATACCCCACTATAAGTATATGTAGATATACCATCAATCGCTCTTTTAGTTAAATCAATACCTTCCTGCCTTAAACGAAGTGCAGTATCTCTAACCCATAGTGAAATTGCTAAACTCATAGTTAAATCATCATTGTAACCTCTCATCGCTTCAGCTCTACCATTAAACCAAATAAATGTGAATAATTCCTCAATAGTTCTAATTGAACGTATTGTAATTGATTTTTCTCTAATATATTCTTCCAATTTGGAAATGATTAAAGGTCTGGTTCTTGATGTGGTTGAAAATCCTGCTACCATACCTCTATCTTGTGCTCTATATTTGTTTGAAAATTGGTTCTCTACATCTACATACTTCAAATCTTTACTCATATAGTAAAGATTGGGATAGTTTCTATCGATTACTTGTTGGATACATGCCCAACCAACATTTGCATTTTCAATTACCAACAATGCGTTGTTATATTCAGTTGCTAATGCTACCAAAAAATTTCCAAAATCTTTTGTATCTAATTTACCTCTATATTCAGCTACTTGTTCTGAATCCTCTACATCAATTACATGAGCAGCTGAGTAGTCGGTTGAATCACCTCTAGAAACATCGGCAACTACCATATATGATTTAGAATAATCTGGATATTGCCATTTCCATAGATTACCATCAAATCCAGTTTTTTCTATTGGTTCTTGAACATAAGTGGATTTATAAAATTCTAAAACTTGAGGGTCAATTACACTATCACCAGAAGAAATAAAATCACAGTCACATTCTTGTGCTGCTCCCTTTGGTCCTAATAAAACTTCTTGTTCATCTCTCCAATTTTTGTCTCTTTCAGGATGTAAACTCCAATGTAAACGAATCGTATTGAATGTGTTTGTACCATCTTCAGCACCTACCCAAGTTTTGTGGAAGAAGTTACCTACACCATTTGGAGTTGATAGGATAATTGCGTTACCACCAGTTGAAAGGGTAGATTGTGCGGATACCCAAATCTCCTCAATCTTATCAATGAAAGCCGCCTCATCAAATACCAATAAGGATAGTGCTTCAGAACGACCAGCATCACCAGCGGCTGAAGTTGCTTTGATTTGAGAACCATTCGAATATCTGAGGGATAGTTTATTATCTTCAACAGTTTCTAACTTTAACCAAGAAGGAAGATACTGATTCATCACTCTTACTTTGGTTACCAAATTTTTTGCCACTTCTTGCTTTGTTGCAATTACCAATACATTGAAATCTTGGTTGAATAGCATTTTCCAAAGAGAAAACCCAGCGGTTAGTGTTGATATACCAGTTTGTCTGGATTTTAAGATGATATTATATCGGTGGTCTTTGAATTGTGTTAAGGTATCCTCTTGAAACGGATAAAGGTGAAAAGGAATTTTCCCTCTCACCGGATGTTGAATCATACAATACTTCCTCATAAAATATATGGGGTCAGAAGCACACTTTTGATACTCCTCTTTGATGATTTCTTTTAATGTTTTCTTTTGTTGTGCCATAAATCAATTATCCACCAGCTGCAAAGAACAAACTAAGTAATCCACCAGCTAAAGTTCCCATCTTCCATAGGAAGGTATTTCTTTTCTGTCTTTTTAGTTCTTTTTCTAATTGTTTAGATTTTTCACTTTCTAAACCAAATTGTTCATCTTTCTTATCGATTATAGATTGTAAGTTAACAACTTTATCATTTAGATTAGTAATGACACTATCCTTTAATACAACTTTATCGTTGGATAATCTTAACAATTCTTTGGTTTCTACTAATTCAAGTTTTACACCATCGAAAGTAACCAAATCTTTAATTACCAGTCTTACTATCGGAACTTGTAGTTTCACCACCGAATCCTTCCTCACCACCGAGTCGTTCGTTGTAACGGTCTGTGAAAAACTTGACAAGCTCATCGAAAGAAAGAACATCAACATTATTAATTTTTTCATTCGTTTGATTTTTAATAGTTGAAATATTGTTTTGAACTCTATCGATATCACTATCAATCAGTTCAATTTCACTATGTAACGATTCTATTTTAGAGTCTAACTCTTCGTTAGCCAATGAGATTGAATCAATATCACTTTGGATTGCTTCAATCTTATCATCAAATGCAGCAACATCTGTTTGGATATCATGCATTACCATTAAATTGTAACCTACAAATCCTAAGATTACAATTAATATTAAATATATTTTTGTATTACTATTATTCATCTTATAAAGGTTGTACTAATTCGTAGTTTTTATCTTTTAAGAGTTCGTATGCTGCGTTTCTCTTTTCAATAACTTCGATAAGTTCTTTCTTACCATTTTCTATATCAGTTACCAATTGCTCTTTAAGATATTCAATATCTATATTCTCTACCCACTTTTCAACTGTACCATCTTCATTTACGAATTGATGAACATTATTTACTTCATCTAACGCTTGATTCCATTTTTGCAAAACTTCAGTTCCGTAAGCAGACATATTAGAATAAATCTTATATTGTTCATAAGCTTCCCATAAACCATCACTTTTAATAACAGCTTCCTTTTCTGATAAACAAACCGAACAAAAACCAGTCTTTTTAATCAATTGTTTATCTGTAGGTCCGTATTTTTTCTTAGAACAAGTTTGAGATTTACATTCGGAAAGTTGTTGAACGAATTGTCTAACTTTAGAGAGTTCGGAAGATGATTTAGATTGCTTTACTCTACCATATTCTTTTTGTTCCCAAACTACACCATTTTCTTCCCAAATATCGCCAACATTTCGTTTGGTTTGCTCCTTTACATCCGAAAGAGATATTTGAGTATCTTTTTGGTACTCTCCAGTGTTAACCATATCAACCAACTTTCTACGAGTTGGATGCATGTATTTTTTATTGAATTGTTTATCAGCCATACTAAATCTTATATATACTTATATATAAGTATTAAGTTTTTTACTATTCGTAAAATAAACCGAGAATCTGATTGAGTGGTGCGAATGTTCCCGTCAATTTGAAAGTTTTTCCACCATACACAAATACGATTCCTTCATTTGGTACAATCTTATTCTTTCCACCGATTGCGTTTAATCTTTCCAACTCTAATTTAAGTTTAGAAACTTTCTTTGGGTCTCCACCTTTCTGAACATCTTTGATGGTTTGGTCTAATCTCTTTTTCATATCTCTAACAGCAGAATTAGGATTTGCTGTCAGTGCTGAACTCATAAATGATAGAACCTCTGCTCCAACACCTAAGAAGATATCTTCAAATGGTCTGATGTTATCCTTAGCCATCTTAGCATGGTCATTCTTATCAATCCCCTTAGCCCATTCTAAAGTTTTCTCATCAGTAATGTTCTTATTATCTAATCTGAATGATTTATCGTAGAATGCCCATCTCTTTACCAATCCCATTAGGGTTTTGTTATCTAACTTAGATGGTGATTTCTTAGTTACAAAATCCATCCACCAAGCTTGGTGATATTCTGCTACACCATCAGTATCTTTTAATTTGAACTTAGATTGTAGTTTTGAGATTTCGCCATTATACTTTCCTTTCAATGAAGAAAGGTTTTTGGATTTAGGTAATTGAACTACTGGTGGGCCT